AGATCATCAGGAATATCTTCATATCGATCATACACCTCAAGCAGATCGCGCCGCATGATCACAAATCTATGACCCATACTTTAATTATGGACACATGATGTCACACCAACTGAATATTGGTGGTGCTCTGCATGTACTGGTCAGCAAATGCCTTGTCACTGGCCACTGCCACAGTCACAGTGCTTTTGCTCAACGCAATATCTTTGTCAGGCGACACAGTGAACAAGTAGGGCATGAGTCCAGGGCCCTTGGCACCCATGGCAATCACCATGGGTTTTGAAAGTTTGTAGTGAGTAGCTGTTTCTTCATTGAGTCGGGCCACCAGTTCCTCACCTGATGTGAGTTTGAATGTGACCACTTCGTTTGCGCTTACGCCTTTGTCTATTAGCATTTAATCTCCGTATCCGCCGGCGGTTTGTTCGATGTATTGTCTCAGTTCTGTGAATCCGCCAACGTGATTGTTGTTCACAAAAATCTGTGGTACTGTTCTTGCTGTGGGCACTGCTGCCAACAGGTCTTCTCGGGTGTACCCGTGCCCGATTTTGCGTTCCTCATACTCAATGTTCCTTTGCTCTAATAGAGCTTTGGCTTGATCGCAGAAGGCACAGTTGTCTTTTGACCATACTATGGCTTTCATTGTTGTTTCCTTACAGATTGGGTAATTGATCGTAGTCAAGGCTTTCGCTCATGGCGCCAATAACATAGTTAGTTGATTCGTTCTCTTGCAGTGCAGTTTGTTTCTTGGATGTGTCTGAATGCTTGTTGAACCACGGAATGGGCGTGGTCCTGGGTGCTGCGGATTGATACTTGATGCCAATATCCTTGAGTGCGCTCACTGCTGTGTAATCCACAAAGTCTTTGAGGATGTTGGCATTGAGACCGATCACTGGACCTTTGTTAAACAAGTAGTCGGCCCAGGTCTTTTCTTCTCGGATCACATCCTGGTACAACTGATACACTTCGGCTTCACATTCCACTTTGGCTGCTGCAAAACGTGGATCTTCTTTGACCACCTGGTTGATCAAGAACGCTGTCCACTCTTTATGCAGCAGTTCATCCTGCAGGATCAAACTGATGATGTTGCCGTTGCCGATGAAGATCTTGTTCTCTACCATGGCCAAGCTGGTGGCGAATGAAACCATGAATCTGAATGCCTCCAGTGCATAGCTGGCGTTCAGTGCCAACCAGATTGCTCGCACATGGCTTTGTTCTGTGACCATGTCGGGATTGACTTCTTTGAAGCAGTTCAGTTCGTGTAGTTTGTCATAGTAGTCGCCCACACTTGAAGCCATGTCCACGATCTCTTGAGTATCGTGTATGGTGTTGAACACTTCCTTGGGCACATTGTAGATGTTGCGGATGATGTGGCTGTAACTGCGACTGTGGATATTGGTTTCAAAGAAACTCCAGTTGTACATCAAGGCTTCCAGTTCTGGCAGGCTCACACACGGAGTGAATACCTGTGCTGGTCCACGGCCTTGCAGACTGTCCAGGGCCGTTTGGCGCAGCAGATTGCTGGTGAAGATATGTTTCACAGCATCCGACGCATCTTTAAAATCGTTAGCATCCTTGCTGAGACTGATCTCTTCGGGCACCCAAAAGAATCCACGAGCAGTCTGCTCGATCTTTTGTATCTTGTTGTATTTGACTTCTTCGAATCGTTGGATGGTGACTGGGCCCTCTGGATCCAGAAACATTTTGCGATTGAGATAATCGGTTCGTGTGGTTAGGTTGTATTGTGCTTTTGACATATTATATTTCCGTTTGTTCTATTGTAAATTGTACACCGGTCTCATGTATCCATCGGTTCCAATATATCATCCAGGTAGGATCAGCTGGTTTACCAGTGTTGAGAGAATCTTTATCTTTCCATACATACCCATCATTGGTTACCTGTAAATTTCCTTGATCAACTACTTGTTTTCTAAATTCTTTTTGTCGTATATCCGCCTGACGAAATTCATCTTGCTGTTCCGTTGACAAGGTTCGTATCCAATCATGAAATTGGATCTGTGCTGCCCCTGGGGGCCAAGTGTATACAAATTTTGATAGTATTGGCATTTGGACATTCCAAAGTTTACTCGTATCGTTGAGTAGAATCCATATCTCTAAATAGAATACTCAATTCTCTTGCTCTATCTATCAAAGGTGCATTACCTTTATAATCACCGCTGGTCTCTTCTGCCCAGTTTGCATAAACTTGCAGAGCCACGGAAATGATTCCGTTGTCATTGTTCAATATGTCATCAGGTTCGGTATTCATGTTATGGCTATACTTTAAGTTTATATACAGTGTCAACTACATGTTGCCAACCTCTCATGTCCGTTGAATTAGGTCTTTGATTTTCTATTGTGACAACGGAGTTTGTGTCAGTGAATATTTCACAACCTCTTTGAGCAAGGGCAAATTTTAAGTTATTGTACCCTATATTTCGATTTTTTAAACATATGTTCCAGTGAATTCCAAAATACCAAACAACTTTGAGATGCGGAGCTATTTCAGTGAGATACCAAATAAGCTGATCAGGATCATGGATCATTAGTTTTAATGCATCAGTTTTAATATTTAAAATAGAGTCAGCTGTTTGATAGATGTACCCAGGAGCAGTTCCTATACTTTGAGGCAAACTTTGTACCCATGAGTTTTTATTTTTGTTTTCATTAAAGAAAATCTCATGAGTATTTGTAAACCATTGAGTCGGCCAATGAGTGATGATGTCATAACCGTGAGTGGCTAGCACTACTGTTTGAATATTTTTTTCTTGTAGGGAAAATTCAATATTTTTCCAAGTGGTTTCATAAATTGGATCATATTGGGTACAATGTTCCCAACAATCTATTAGAATTGCAATACCGGGAGGAAAATTATTGTCTAAATCCATTTTGTTTTTCTTTATTAAAGTTTACAAGATTCGCAGTCTTCCGCATCCACAAAGTCCATTGGCATGAGTGGTGCATCTTCTGCGACCTCTTTGCTGCCTTGTTTGTTGATCAGACTGTAGTAAAAAGTTTTCAACCCCCATACATGTGCCTGCATGAGATTCCGAGCAATCAGTGTGGTAGGTACTTTGCGGTCTGCAAAGTGTGCAGGATTGTAGAAGGTGTTGGTACTGATACTCTGATCCACATACGCTGCAATCACTGCTGCTGTTTTGAGATAGCCTTCGCAGTCCTTTTGTTCCCACATCATCTGATATTTGTTTTTCAACTTGTGATATTCAGGAACCACCTGCACAAAGCTACCAGCTTTAGATTCCTTCACGCTGATCAGACTCATGGGCATTTCAATGCCGTTGGTTGAGTTGATTACTACACTACTGGATTCCACTGGTGCCACTGCCATCTGTGTGGCGTTGCGAACACCATGAGTTTTCATGTTGGAGCGTAAGGTTTCCCAATCCAGTTCCGGAGAGAAGTCAGCAAGTTCGTTCACACCCCGGGCTCGCAGTTCCCACGGAAATACACCTCGGCCATAGCGTGTGTGTTCGCTGCCCACGCAAGCACCGCGTTCTTGTGCTAGTTCTACTGACGCTTCGGTAAGATAGAACGCCATGTGTTCCATCCAACTTTTGACTTCGGCTAAAGCATCCTTTTCCCCGTAACGCAGGCCTCTCTTGGCGTGCCAGTAGGCAAGGTTGGTGACGCCGATACCAAGTGGTCGGATCTCATCGTTTGACAGTTTTGACTGGATACTCAAGAAGTCTTGATAATCAAGAATATTATTGAGACTGCGGTGCAGAATGCGGGCAGCACGGCGAATATCTTCTGGGTTACGGAAGGCTCCCCAGTTGAGACTTCCCAGTGTGCAAAGTGCGATGCGACCATCAGGATCATCCAACCGCTTGAAGGAACGAGTAGGCAAAAGTATTTCACAGCATAAGTTACTCTGGTAGATGGTGTGATATTCCGGATCAAAAGGTCCTTGGCTCATCACATTGTCAATAAACACTAGATATATACGTCCAGTGTCTGTTCGTTCCTTGAGAATACCACTCTTGAAAACTTCCTCCGCAGCCATCGTCTTCTTACGCAGGCCTTTCTGCTTTTCATATCGGCAGTAAAGTTCTTCAAACAGCGGAGTATTTTTATAAAATGCTTCATACAAGTCAGGTACCTCGTTGGGGTCAAAGAAAGTTATGTTTTCCTTGTTCTTGAAACGCCGCCAGAAAAATGCGGATAGAACCACACCATAGTCCATGTGTCTGACTCGGGTTTCTTCTGTGCCTTGGTTGTTCTTGAGCACAATAAGATCATCAAACTGATGATGCCAGATAGGATAAAAAACAGTAGCACTAGCATTGCGGATACCTCCTTGTGAGCATGAACGTAGATCACCGAACCACTTCTTCAAGAAAGGTATCATGCCGGTGTGCATGATCTCTCCACCACGGATGGGACTACCTAATGGACGCAATCGCCCAATCTCAAGACCAATGCCAGCACGTTTGCTGGCATACTTGGCCATCATTTCTCCCGAAGCAAAAATACTGTCCAGATCGTCGTCACTACGAATAAGCACACAACTACTGAATTGCTTGGT